TAATATCTAATATACAAAAAGTAGCAACCAATAAACAAAAAACAGGCTTATTCTTAAGTGGTGGTTTTGATAGTACATTTGCTTTGTCAGTAGTAAAAGACATGGGTCTTGACCTTACTGTGTATATTTGTGCATATGATAAAACAAAAGGACTGTACCATGACCATAATGGATTTAGAGAAGAGGCTAAACTAGCCGCACAAACCTGTAGAGAGTGGAAAATAAAACACAAAGTTCTAGTATTACAACAAGACCATATATATGACTACGATAGAAGATGGTTAAATAACACAAGATATCCGTGGTCAGATAGAAATAGAAGAGTACCAAGATTCTTTTTAGCACAAGAAGCTGCTAGAGATGGTTGTAAAGTAATACTTACAGGAGATAGTGCAGATGAATTATTTTCTGGATATTTACATCACCATAAGTATTGGTTAGAGGGTTATTGCGAAGAGAAACTAGAGTTTTATAAAAAAGAAAAATGGTTTCCAAAAATACAGTTTTCTGATGATAAATGGAATAATATGTTATTATCAGATTTACTGATAACCTCTGAACAAAATTTATTAGCGACAGACCAAACTTGTGGTATGTTCGGAATGGAAAGTAGACCTGTATATTTAGGTCAAAACTTTGTACGATATTGCTATGAGTTTGATGGAATGACAAAATTTAAACAAAAATTTGGTTGGGACACAGGAGTTTATAAATATCTACTTAGAGAAGTTATGGGGGATATGTTGCCTGACCATGTAAAAAATAGAAAGAAAAAGACAGGATGGAGTAGTCCATGGGATAATAACCACCCAATAATACAAAAACAATGGAGAGAGGCAGACTGGCGATATATGGTAGAATTAACATGAAAATAGGATTTACTTGTGGGGCATTTGACTTATTACATGCAGGACATGTGGTAATGTTCAAAGAAGCAAAACAAAATTGTGAATATCTTATAGTGGGATTACAAACAGACCCTAGTATTGATAGACAAGAAAAGAATCAACCTGTTCAGTCTGTATACGAAAGATATATGCAACTACAAGCTATAAAGTACATAGATGAAATTATTCCTTACGATACAGAACAAAGTCTAATAGACTTACTAGAATCAACAGAAATACATTTAAGATTTATAGGAGAGGATTGGCAAGATAAACATTTTACAGGAAAAGGACTGCATGAAATATATTATACAAATAGACAGCACTCTTTCTCTAGTTCAGGGCTAAGGAGACTGATTAGTGAAAGCAGTACTAAGTAATAGAATATATTTATCCGTTAATAAAGAACAAACCAATCAATTAGAAAGAGAACTAACTTATACAATTGCTCCTCGAATACCTAGTGACCCACCTATCGTATTCAAAACATTTCGATATGTTAGAGAGGGTTTAGTCTCCATACCAATGGGGAGAGAAGATTTAATCCCATCCGACTACGAGATAGTAGATAAACGAGTGGTAAATGAAATCGAACATCCAAAGTTCAAGTTTGATTTACGACCAAGCCAAAAGGCGGTTTATGATGAAGTACAAGACAGTAGTATAATTAACGCATGGGTAAGTTGGGGAAAGACATTTACAGGTTTAGCAATCGCAGGAAAGCTAGGTCAAAAAACACTCGTAGTTACTCACACGACTAACCTACGTAATCAGTGGGAAAAAGAGGTGAAAAAATGCTTTGGATATACAGCAGGGAGAATAGGTAGTGGAATGTTCAATATAGATGCTCCTATCGTCTGCGGGAATATTCAAACTTTATACCGTCGAATGGACGATATAAAAAAGGAGTTCGGGACTCTTATACTCGACGAAATGCATCACGTTAGCAGTCCAACTTTTACTAGGATTGTAGATGAAATGCCGTGTCGTTATAAGATTGGACTTACAGGAACGCTTGAAAGAAAAGACGGCAGACATGTTGTTTTCCGTGATTATTTCGGTGACAATGTAATGAAACCGCCAAAAGAAAACTATCTAGTTCCAAAGATTGACATTCTTAAAACAGAGATTCGATTCTTGGATGGTAGCTATACTCCATGGGCAGAACGCATAAATCACTTAACGATGGATGCAGAGTATGTACATGGCGTTGCAGCAACTGCAGCTCGTTATGCAGCAGAAGGACATAAAGTTCTAGTTGTATCAGATAGAGTAAAGTTTCTAAAAAGTTGTGCTGCTTTAGTAGGTGATAAAGCAGTTTCAATAACAGGGGATATGGATTTTGCTGAAAGAGAAAGAACTATGGAAAAGATAAAAAATGAAAAACAAATTTTATTTGGAACACAGTCAATTTTTTCAGAAGGCATATCTATCAATGAACTAAGTTGTTTAGTATTGGGTACACCAGTAAATAATGACCCTTTACTTACACAGTTAATTGGTAGGATAATAAGAAAGATAGATGGAAAGAAACAACCAGTCGTGGTAGACTTTCATCTAAAAGGTAAAACAGCGGCTCGACAAGCAAGTGCTAGAATGGGCTACTATATGAAACAAGGTTACGAGGTAAATATATTATGACAGAACCGCAAAAACAAACTATAGATTTGAATGTCGAGGGCATAAGAGAAAATATAAAGTTATTTATGGCAACTCCAATGTATGGAGGTATGTGTAATGGACTATATACTAAATCTTTGATGGATACTACAGCTATGTGTATGCAACATGGAATATCTAATCAAATCTATTATTTATTTAATGAATCTCTAATTACTAGAGCAAGAAATTATTGTGTTGCTAATTTTTTGAAATCAGATGCAACACACTTAATGTTTATAGATAGTGACATTTGCTGGAGGGCAATGGATTTATTATATATGCTACACTTAATAAATGAAAGTCCTGATAAACTTAGAGTTTTTTGTGGGTTATACCCAAAGAAAACAATAGCATGGGAAAAAGTATTACATGCAGCTAAGTCAGGACAGTATGATAACGACCCTAAAGGACTAGAAAAGATAGGTGGGGATATGGTATTTAATCCAGACCCAGAAGCTTATCCAGACGGAAAAGCTCCTATATTTGAACCTGTAAAAATCAAGGAAGGTGCAACAGGATTTATGATTATACAAAGAAGTGTATTTGAGGAATATGCAGAAGCATACCCAGAACTACTATATACTCCCGACCATATTCGTGAGGGAGAGTTTACTATGGGAGAACAGATTACTGCTTTCTTTGATTGTATTATAAATGACCAAAACAGATATTTAAGTGAGGATTATATGTTCTCAGAGTACTGTAGGAAAATAGGTATTGACATATGGGCATTACCTATGGTAGAACTCATGCATTGTGGAAGTTATATCTTCCAAGGTAGAGTTATAGATATGGCAATGCAAGGCGTACATGCTACAATTGACCCTGCATATGTTGAAAAAATCCAAAAACAGAGGGAGGATGAGAGCTCTGAAAAATAACTCTTGACAGAAACTCAAAAATTTGTTATAATATATGTTACTATATAACTGGGATAAAATTGTAAAAATAAGCAAAGGGAATGTTGGTGATATAATCACAATCCTTAGAATTATTACATACAAAATCCAACCGAAAAACTATTACGATAAGACTTTTAAATTTTATAAGTATCGTTTTGGTGGCAAATCATTTCTCACGAATCCTAAAGATTTGATGGAGATAGGTCGGTCATATAGTGATAAAGAGGTGGCGGAGTATGCAGGTGTCGCATCGTTCCGCAACTATCACGACTATGTTAATAGTAAAGACACCACACTAGGACTTCTGGAATGTCCAATTTCAGAAGAAATAATAAAAGCAAACAGACTGCTCGAAATAAAAGAAGGTAGGATTCATTTTTTATTCGAGGAGACAATAGGAGAAAAATAAAATGGCAATTGGATTCAACCAAACCAAGGGCTCAGCCCAAAAAGAAAAAATCGAAACTTATAACTATGCAGGTAAAGAAGACCACCACTTAAGAATGGTAGGTGACTTATTACCTAGATACGTCTATTGGATTAAAGGAGAGAATAACAAGAATATTCCTATGGAGTGTTTATCTTTTGATAGAAACTCTGAGACCTTTAACAACAAAGAACATGACCATGTTCGTGACTTTTATCCTGACTTAAAATGTGGATGGTCTTATGCCGTCCAATGCATAGACTACGCTGACAAACAAGTAAAAGTTCTCAACCTAAAGAGAAAATTGTTTGACCAAATGATTGTAGCTATGGAAGAGTTAGGTGACCCAACAGACCCTGTTACAGGATACGACATTCATTTCAAGAGAAAGAAGACAGGTCCACAGGTATTTAATGTTGAGTATCAGTTACAAGTTCTTAAGTGTAAACCAAGAGAACTAGAAGATTGGGAAAAAGACTTAGTTGCAAATCTAAAGTCTATGGACGATGTTCTACCAAGACCAACTGCAGATGCACAACTTGAATTACTTAGAAGAGTAAATAATCAAGGCGATGAACCTTCTCAGGAAGTTTCAGAGGAGTTTGATGTATCATGATTGGAGTAGGAGATAAATTTCCAGAGTTTTCACTGAATGGAGTAAGTGGTTTACTGGAAGATACAGATAATGACACAGACCACGACTTTGTTAAAGTTAATAGTTGGGATTTATCTGACTGGTCAGTAATCTACTTCTATCCTAAAGACTTTACATTTATTTGCCCTACTGAAATAGTAGGTATGGATAATTTAATAGCAGAGACTCCAGAAGTCTATGGTATAAGTCCAGATAACGAATATTGTAAATGGAATTGGAAGTGTGGTGCTGGTGAAGAAGGCGCTTTATATGGTGTTCAACACGCACTCTTAGCAGATTGTAATAACACTCTTGCAACAGAATTAGGAATAGTAAGTGATGAAGGTGTTCCTTACAGAACAACTTACATACTAGATCCTGAAGGCGTTATTCAGCACATATCAGTCAACGCTCTTAACACAGGCAGAAATGCGAATGAAGTTCTTAGAACTTTACAAGCATTAAAAGCTGGTGGTCTAACAGGTTGTGAATGGCAACCAGGAGAAGACTTCGTAGCATGATTTTATTTACAGCAGATTGGCATATAAAGTTAGGACAAAAGAATGTACCTATATCATGGGCTTGTTCCAGATATAAATTATTCTTCCAACAAGTACAAGAAGCTATAGATAAACATGATGTAAGTTTACATATCATTGGAGGGGACTTGTTTGACCGAGTCCCTTCTATGGATGAACTTACTCTCTATTTTGACTTTGTAAAGGAGGTTAGTGTAGATACGATTATATTTGACGGTAATCATGAAGCTACAAAAAAGAATCATACCTTTTTTACAAACTTAAAAAGAGTCACAGAAGAACTCAATCCAAAAGTAAAAGTTATTACAGATACTTTTTATTGTCAGGATTGGGCGATTCTACCATATGCTGACTTACATGTAAAAGGCAGTATAGAAAATATAGATGCAGAGTATCTATTTACTCATGTTCGTGGTGAAATACCACCTCATGTAGTACCAGAAGTAGATTTGAAAAGATTTGACAAGTTCAAAACCGTGTTTGCTGGAGACTTACATGCTCACGAGAATACTCAAAGAAATATTGTGTACCCAGGAAGCCCTATGACTACATCTTTTCATAGAAATATTGTCAAGACAGGTTATCTAATTATAGATGATGATTGGTCTTGGTCATGGTATAAGTTTGACTTACCACAACTCATTCGTAAGACTGTTGACAGTCCTGATGAAATGGTACAAACAGACTTTCACCATACTATCTATGAACTAGAAGGAGATGTGTCAGATTTGGCAAAAGTCAAAAACTCCGAACTACTTGATAAAAAAGTTGTAAAACGAACAGTAGAAGCAACTTTAGATTTACACGCAGATATGTCTATATCAGATGAGTTAGGCATATATTTAAAAGAAATATTATCATTAGATGATAGTAAAATAAGAAATATTATGGGAGTTTTTAATGATTATTCTACAAAAACTGAAGTGGGATAACTGTTTCTCTTATGGAACAGGTAACGAGATAGACTTATCAGAGTCTACTCTTACACAATTAGTTGGAACTAACGGAGTTGGTAAATCTTCTATACCATTAATATTAGAAGAAGTTTTATTTAATAAGAATAGTAAGAATGTTAAAAAAGCAGACATCGCTAATAGATATGTTAACAAGGGATATGATATATCTCTTGACTTCAGTGTTGATAGTGATTCTTATTGCATTTCTGTTAGTCGTAGGTCTACACTTAAATGTAAGCTAACGAAGAATGGAGAAGATATAAGTTCACATACTGCTTCTAATACTTACAAAAGTTTAGGAGAAATACTTGGTATAGATTTCAAAACTTTTTCACAGTTGGTATATCAGAATACTAATGCGTCTTTACAGTTCCTTACTGCGACAGACACAAATAGGAAAAAGTTCCTAATTGACCTCTTAAAATTAGACGAGTATGTATCGTACTTTGAGAGTTTTAAGGAGGCAGTACGAGTAGCTTCAAGTGAAATTACAGCTACCAACGCCAAAATATCAACTATTGAGAAATGGTTGGAAGATAATTTTTTGGAAGATACGACACTACTTACAAAAATGGATTTACCATTTCAATCGGAAGAAGATGAGAAATCTTTAAGTTCCCTACAAGTAGAGTTTGAAAATATCTCCGAAAAGAACAAAAATATAAATACTAATAATAATTTGAAAGAACAGTTAAATTCAATTGACCTTCACGAAAATAAAAGATTATTAGCAATGCATCCAGAACTTATAGATACATCTGCTCACTTAACCCGTTTAGGGGCATGGAAGTCAGAAGGTATACACGAGGAAAAGATGTTACAAAAATACCAAGCCCTAGCGGGTATGGAAAATGCAGAGTGTGTTACTTGTGGTCAAGATATAGACCAACTCTTTGTAGAGACATCGATAAAA